GCCTCCAGCTCTGCCAACGCCCCCAAAGTCAGCTTCAGCACGCGCCTCTCACCGTCTATGACCAGTGCCACCTCACCTGCCCAAGGGTTTGCCATCTCAGATCGCCGTGAAGATCATGCGGCCTGCCGACGCCAGCGACAGCTCGTAGGTGGCCTCGCCGTCATGCGTCCCCGAGTACTCGATTGAGGTCACTTGAAACGGCCCCTCGACGATACCGAAATCGGGGATCACCACCTGGAAATCGGGCGTTTCGCCGTCGAAGAAGATCTGCCGCGTCCGCTCGTCTGAATCCGCGTCGCGAAAGATGCCCGAGCCGCTGATCGCCGCCGATTTGACGCCTGCGCCAGACAACAGCTCGCGCCAGCCGCCGGCACTTTCGAGGCTCGTCACATCGACGCTCTCGGCGTTGAAGCTGATACGCGTTGCGCGCAGCCCCGCTACCGATTCAAAGTTGCCGTCGCCGGTCAGGTCGACCTTGATCAATAGGTCTTTGCCATTCTGAACTGCCATTTGTCTTGTCTCCGATTGTGTGTGTTAAACTGCGTCCGCCACGCGGGCGCGAAAGGTCAGGTCGATCCGCCGCAGCGCGCCATCGCGCCGCGCGCGTGCGCGGTAGAAATGAAGGCCGGCCAAATGCCCCCGGTCGAGGCTCAGCTCGGCGTTGGTCAGGGCATCACCCACCGCCGCCGCTGCCGCCTTGGCCGCCGCAAATCCTGCGGCATCACTGATCACCGACACGGTAAATTTGTGCCACGCACCGCCTGATGTGCCGTCCGATCGGTCGCGTACATCCTCAGGGCCCAGCGTGACATAAAGGGGCGGCAGCGCGCCCGCCGGTGGTGCGTCGTAGATCGCCCCGCCGACCAATGCCGACAACTCGGCATCCCCGATCAACTGACCGTAAACCGCCGTCTGCAACGCCGCAGATCCGCCATAGCTCATACCGCCACCTCCTCTGTCGCATAGCAGGTCAGGTAGCGGCCCAGCGCATCCCGTTCGGTCACTGCAGTGATGTTGAAAACGCGGCTGCCACTGCGCAGCCGCTGCTCGGGCTTTGGGCGCGAGGGCGCACCATGGGGCGCGGCTCTGACCGTGATCTTGTAACCTGTGCTCGACAGTTGCGCGGTCCCGTCCACGGTCTCGCGCCCAGTAAGTGCCGCGATATCGGCCCAGATCTCGCCCACCTGCCGCCAGGTCTCGGCGTAGCCGCCCGCGCCATCCGGCGCGCGCTCAGGCGCCTCTAGGACAAGTCGGCGGTTGAGTTTAATTTCCGCCATCACACAGCGCCTCCGCCAAGGAGGCGCACCGTGCGATAGCGCTCGATAAGGCTGGTCACGCCAAACGGCATACAGCCCCCGCCCAGCGCCGTGTCGGCGCGATACTCATAGTAATGCGCGGCCAGCAGCAGCACCGCCTGGCCCAGATCCGCAGGCAGATCGCCCCACGCCGCCCCAAATCCTGCACGAAACCGCACGATCACGGCCCCGCCTGATGGGACAGGCGGCAGGACAGTGCCCAGGGGCACCAGCCGCGGCCGATGGGTATCCTTCTCCAGCCGGTAACACGCCGGATTGGCCACCTCTTCACTGCCCGACATGTGGCGCAGCACGACCTCTTCGATGGCCTTGACCGGCGCCACGGGCAGTGCCTGACCATAGCCCGTGCGCCAAGCAATCAGCTCCCACGAAAACACGCGCTCTATCAGGATCTTGCCGGTCCGCGCCTCGATCGACGCGACGGCCGCCCTCAGAAAGCTCTGTAGAACCGCATCCTGCACGTCATCATCGGCAAAGCCTGTGCCCAGCCGCAGATGCGCCTTGAACTGCTGCGTCGGCAGGGCGACCTCGGGCACGGCGGTTTCTTCAATCAACATCATGGAATAACTCCGATAGTGCCGGATCCCTCCGGTGGTTCAGGCGCGCGCCACCAGCGTTGCTCGGACGGAGGGGAGCAGCTGGACAACGCATCAAGTGTTTGGCGGCGCACGCCCCGGGCGAGGACAAATCCCCCCGCCCGATCCGCGCCTCTTTTAGGAGGTCGCGAATTTCAGCAGCTTGATCGCCGCGTAGTCGCTGACATCGCCGCCCACACGCTTGGTCGCGTAGAAGAGGACGTGCGGCTTGGCGCTGAACGGGTCGCGCAGCACGCGCAGGTCCGGACGCTCGGCGACGGTATAGCCCGCACCAAAGTCACCAAACGCGACCGACATCGAACCCGAGGCCATGTCCGGCATGTCCTCAGCGATCAAGACACGGTAGCCCAAGAGGCGCGCAGGCTCGCCCGCTGCCAGACCGTCCGACCAGAGGAAGCGGCCATCGGCGTCCTTCATCTTGCGCAGCGTGCCGGCAGTCTTGGAGTTCATGACAAAGCTGGCATTGGCGCGGTATTCAGCGCCCAGCGCATAGACCAGGTCGATCACCGCATCGGCATCGTCGAACGCGCCATCTGCGCCGGTCGGCACATAGCCCAGGTTGCCCCACGTCCAGACGTCATTGTCGACGCTCGGCTTGGTCAGGAATCCGGTGGGCTTGTCCACGCCGTTACCCATCACGAACGCCGCCGCCTCGGCGCGGGCAAACTTGTCGGCAATGCGCCCAGCCAGCCAGCCTTCGATGTCGAACGCGCTATCGTCCAGCAGGCGCTGCGACGCTTTGGGCAATGCGCTCAGCTCGTGCAGCGTGATGGTGATACGGTCGATTCCGGGTGTCACAGTCTCGGTCACGCCCGCCGACTCAGTTGCCCATCCATGGCCGACATCGCCATGATCGATCAGCACGTCAAAACTGGTCGCCTCAACCGCCACGACATTGGCAATCGCACGGATCGACGCCGTCGCGCTCAGCACCGACTTGATCGTGCTTGCGGTCTGTGGATCCACCAAATAGCCGCCATCGCCAGCGATGGTCGTGCCGAGTGCCTTGCCTTCCAGTTCGAGGCCGCGCAGGCCGTCATCATCGCCTGACCGCAGGTAGGCGTTGAACGCCTTCTGGTGCGGGGCAGGGCCGTCAGTGCCGCCCGCCAGAACAGGACGTGCAGGCACAAAGGATTTACGTTCAAACATGGTCATTTTCTCTTCTTGTTGTTGCAGTCGCTCTTCGATGTCGGACTGAAAGCCCTTTAACTCCTGGACAAAGCCCGCCACGGCGGACTTCACTTCGGCCACCGGCGCATATCCTTCGGACACACCTTTCCCGGCACCGGAAATCCCGGTTTCATTCATCACCTGATCCTTTTGTTTTCCGCTCGTCTCGGCGCTAGGTGCGCGCCAATTCCCGGCGCGCGTCCTCAAAGACCGCCGCCAACTCGCACAGATCGCCGCCGTCCAAGGCATCGCCCTTGGCAGCCACCCGCGCACTGGGAAGCATGGGGAACGTCACCAGCGACACCTCCCACAGCTCCAGTTCCTGCAAGAGCCGCTGGCCCTTGTCATTCTTGCTCGCCCGCACGGTGCGGTAACCGATGCTCAGCCCGTCGATCGCGCCAGCACCGATCAGGGCGGCCGCCTCGCGTCCGCGTCCGACCGCCTCCAGCAGACGGCCCTTGACGTAGAGCCCTCGTTTGTCCTCGCGCACCTCGTCCCAGATGCCGATGGGCTGCGCCGGATCATGCTGCCACAGCATCTTGACCTGCCGCCGCTCGGCCCCAAGACGCGCCAGCGACTTGGCATAGGCGCCCTGTAACACCACATCGCCGCCTTGATCCACGTCGCCGAAATAGCTGGCATAACCCTCGATGCCGACACCATCCTTGACCGTCAGATCTGCGTCGAATTGAGCAAACTTGCGCTCCAGCCCCGTATCGTTATCCATATTTCTCATCCTTCAATGATCCTCATGGCAGCGCCACCAAGAGTGGCTGCAATGCCTGCGCCACGATCGCCCCCGCGATCCCGTAGACAGCCAGCCACAGGCGCCGCTCAAGCCGTTCCATCGCTTCTTCCAGCTTCTTCTGACGCTCTGTGATGGCCTGGAACTTCAGCACCGCGACCCGCTCGTTCGCCTCCAGCCGCAGCGCGGGCGCACAGTCGAAGGCCTCAAAGCCATATCTCTCGGGTCGCCGCTCCTCATCCATCGGCCCCTCCCGGCTCGGGCAGGGTTGGCAGGCCCAGAAGGCTGCGTTTCTCTCCATCCGTCAGGAAGTCCGCTCCAGCCACGCGCGCCCATTGCGCATCGCGTTCAGTGGCCAGCGCTGGCACTTGGTCCAGATCCGGTTTCAGCTCCAGACAACTTCCGTCAAATCCGCTCAGCCACTCCGACAGGCTCGCTGCCACCCGGCTTGCCAAAGGCAGCACCGTCAGGCGGAAAAACGCACGGTTGGCCTCCTGATAGTTCGAGTATGTGGCATCCCCCGGAACCCCCAGCAGCATGGGCGGCACCCCAAATGCCAAGGCGATCTCGCGCGCTGCGCTCTCCTTGGTCTTTTGAAACTCCATGTCCGAGGGCGAAAAACCCATCGGCTTCCAATCCAGACCACCTTCCAGCAGCATGGGCCGGCCCGCATTGCGCGCGCCCTGATGGTGGCTCTCCATCTCATCGACCAGCCGTTGATACTGGTCCTGGCTCAGCGCGCCCTGACCATCGGCCCCGCGATAGACGATCGCCCCCGAGGGGCGTGCGGCGTTGTCCAGCAGCGCCTTGGACCATCGCGAAGCTGAATTATGTACATCCACCGCCTGCGCCGCCGCCTGCATGGGCGAAAGGCCGTAATGATCGTCCTGCGGATGAAAGCTCTTGATGTGGCACACCGCCGGATGGCCTTGGCTCACATCAAAACGGTGCTTGCGCCCGGCGACAGCATATTCATAGGCCACCGGCCAGCCATCATTGCCCGGCACCACACTCATCCGGTCCGAACGCAGCACGTGCAGCTCAACGGGCGCGCCGTCCGCATCGCCCACCGCTTCGACATACGCGTTGCCCGTCAGCAGTAACTGACCGTAAAGCGCCTCCAGCAGTTCGGCGCGCCCCTGCGCCGGGTTGGGGCGCCGCATCAGCGTCAGCATCGGATGCACGGCAAAGCGCTGCTCGGCATCCTGAAGCACCAAGGGCAGCGACGCAGCCGCTTCCGCGATCATCTTCACACAGCGAAAGCCCACCGGATTCGCGGCAAAGCCCTGACGCGTCAGCGTTCCGCTATCGCGTGCGCTCCAGGCGACGCGATTGGAGCCATGCCAGGCCATGACACGGCCCGCCGCGCTCGCCTTGGCTTCGGGTGCGCTGGGCTGATCTGGCGCCGCGCCTTGCCGAAAGAAGTCCATGATCATCTGCCGCTTCTCCTTGATCTGCCATCAGGGGCCAAAGGCGTGTTGGCCTTTCATCCGCTGTTGAAGGCATCATTGTCTTAAAGGTTTAAGAAAACTGAACGTGACCGTGCGCACCGCTTTCGTTCTCTCGTGCGTGCCTGCACATACTGGCGCGGCGCGGGTACTGTCGTTACGCTTGACCAAAAGCGGGGCCAGCCATGCGATCCGAATCCCTTCAGAACTTCTTGGGCGCTGCCCGGTCCGCGTTTTCTTCGCGGGTCCGTGATCCGAATGGCGCAGCGTCCATCCAGCGCATTTTTGACGCGCTTGACACGCCCGGCGCACCGGCGACCTCACCGGGCGCCCGCCTGCCGGTCTGCACATATCTGGCGCAGGCAACCGACCCGACGCGCTTCGCCGATCCAGACCTGAAGGTGCTGATAAAGTCATT